GGACTTTACCGTCCTCTGTTTTGTATTTTAAGATAATTTCATCAGAATAATCACGAATACGACGTGATACATTATCTGACATCTCTATCATTGCATCTTTAAACTCTCTCTTTTGCATCGATACTCCTATCTTGACTCCATTGTTGGACTCTACCACGCCAATAATCTTTTTCTTTACGCTCTAACTGTTCCCATCTTGCTCTTCTAAAGCCTTCTTTATCAAATCTATATCGTAAGTTCTTCGCTTGTTTGTCGTATTTCGTCTCAATTATATCAGACATTAAGTCCTTTCACGGGGTTTTCCGCAGTGAAATGTACGTTAAAAGCCATGGAACGGCGTTCTCCTTCACTTCTGAAGGGGTAGACTTGGTGTGTTAGCCAACTAGGAAAGATATAAAAGTCTCCAACTTCTGGTTTAGCTAAAAAACTATGGCGTGCAAAATGATTTGGTACAGAACCAATAAACTCTAAACAGCCCGCAGTAGGATGATGATCTTCTTTCGCGTACTCTTCATCAAATTTGGGAGGAATCTTTAAAAAGCATACACCTGATAAATTAGAATCATGTATATGTATCGGATTAAAGTCACCAGCCCACTGACTAACAGCCCAAACACGGAAAGATACTTTTGTCCCTTCTGGAAGAAAATCGGGAAGTACTCTTTTCGTATACTCTTGCGATATGGTTGCAAGAAACTCTGGCAATCCTTCGATAGCCATATGATCTATACTTATTTCTTTTTTAACGTTCCCGGCAAGATTATGACTCCAATCACGATCTTTACTAGCCTTCTCGTCCATTAATATACTATCAGATTGTGCATTAAGCCCATCAACATATAATTGTGGCAGTTTAGTTTTTAATATACTTGGTCCAAATGGTTGGTATATATCAAATGATATTTCTATTTCTTTTTTTTCAGCCATCAAAGTTCTCCGGGTTTTTAAATTCTCTTTCGTGTTCCTCCCACAAACGACGACCTTCACCGTAAGAATATAACCATTCGTTTACGCTAAATTCTTTTGTAGTGCCGTTCGTGTAAGATACTTGAACACAATCTTTTTCGACTCCCTCTGGAGTCATTGTCTTAATTTTTCTTACTGCACTAACTATCAGTTTTTTCTTCATTTTTTACAGGGGGAATATTAGATTGACTAAATAATGCTTTAACATCTTTTAATGCTTCTCTTATGTGTACCTTTTCCATAACAATGTGTTTTAATTCTTCAATATGATCTGCATGATCAAATTCTTTACTCGTAATATACGTAGGACTATTTACTAATAAAATTTCTTTAGCTTCTAGTTCGGATAACTCTCCATTAAGTTTGTGCATAACAGCGGTGTATAATGCTACTTTAATTCGTTTTTCACTCTCATCGGACATTGATTCGTTCTCCTTTTAAAGTTGGTTTTTCTTCTTCTTTATCAATTAAATAACGTAAAAACGAAGCAATAGACATATAATTTTCGTCTGCTGTTACCTTGGCTCTTTTATACGTATCTATATTGATAGCGACAGACTTATATCTTGTAATATCAGTCATTTCTTTCTCCTATATATGGTATGTTCATTCATACAAAGCCATACATATGGGATTATATAAAAATGTCAAGGAATAACTAGGCTTTTTTATTATTTTTGTAGTATTCCCATATCTCATTTGACTTAAAAATATGAGGATATTTTTGGAATAAACCTAAAGTTACCATTAATAGTTTTTGTGTATACTGCGGGTCTATCGCATAATTTTTTAAACTTTCAATTACTATACCAACCTCTACATTATCCAACATAGATTGTTTTACACGTATTTCTCTGTATTCTTTGAATGCACTAGAAGTATTTAGTAACTCAATATAATCAGCAACACTTTCACACCTGTTGCCATACATTCTTAATAACACATCACTATTTAATGATTTAATATGAGGTTCTGTTCTATCTGTTTGTATAATTCCGTAGTAATTATTTGCCTCTGTTGCAAATCTAGATTGCCCCCAATCAGATTCTAATATAGCTTGCGCCACACTTATAACAATTATAACTCTATGCTCTGGATTAACAAAAGAATTATTTAATACAGTACATTCAGCAATGCCTTGAACAAATTCGTCTCTTGGATTTATATCATAACTAAAATCAAATCCATCTAACATTGGATTGCATAGTATAAGTAATGTTGCGCACAGTTCTTTAAACATCGTCTTTCTCCATAAATTCGTATTCTACTTTTAATTCTATCTGTTCCGGTGTCCGTTGTCGACATATTTTTGTACCGGGTCTCCAAGATTTACGGTAACTGGTGGTTTTTACGTCTATTTTTCTCACTTCTCCTGTCTCTTTATGCACCAAAACCATATCTATTGGACCAGAGCCTTGCACATTACGAAATACCCAGTAACCTTCTTGCAAAAATTTTATGACGGCTTTAAACTCGCTAATATCACCTATTTTTTGTTTATCTCTCCCCATGACGGTCCTATCTCCATGTCTACTTTTAAAGGAACCTTTAGTTCCACTGTATTTTCCATTACTTCCTTGATCCGTGTTGCTTGTTCCGGTGATTCAATAGAACAATTAAGTTCATCGTGTACCTGTATATGAGAGACAATGCCTTCTTCATATAAATCTATCATCGCTTTCTTTGTCATATCCGCACTTGATCCTTGTATTAATCTATTAAGTGCTTTGTACGTCCAAGCACGTTTTAAGTCATGGCCATATTCTCGTTGCGCATCAACTAAAGATAAAGACTTATGAATACCAAATGATCGCGGTTCCCATTTATCAAATCGACATTTACGACCAAGTAATGTTCTAAGATAACCTACATTGTCCGCTTTCCGTGTTGCTTGTTCCATTAACTGCTTAACAAAAGGTACATTCGCATGAAACTTAGCAAACAAATCTTCTGTTTCTTCTTTATCTAAACCAAGTTCACTCGATAATTTACCTTTACCCATACCATACATCATACCAAGGTTAATTGTTTTAGCTGTACGTCTATCTATACCCGCCATATCAGCAACAGCTTGATGGAAGTCTGGATCTTCTGTCTTATAAGACTCAATAACTTCATTTGCACCTTTTAATCCGCCTCCTGTGAGCGCGGCAAAATGAACTAATACTCTTGGCTCTTGCTGTGAGTAATCAAAACTACCCCATGTACAGCCCTCATTTGGTACAAAAATTGACCTAATTAGAGGCCCTATCTCTTTGTTTCGTGAAGGAATCTGCTGTAAATTAGGATTAGAGTACGAAAATCGTCCTGTTACGGTACCTCCTGTGTCTCCTCTCATCTGATGTATATCTGCGTGAATGCGACTTTTATAAGAATGACGAAGAATAGTATCAATAAAGGTAGTACGTGCTTTATTCGTTTCTCTCGCGGTCACAATCATCTTAGCTAAAGGATGTTTATGTGAGGTAAGAAAGTTTTTATCAAACTTAGGTTGCCCGGACTTCTCTGTTCTTTCATAAGTAATCTTTAACTTATCAAATGCTTTCGCTACACTAACGGCCGCCCAGATATCAACATCAACATTAGTATCTTTTTTAATTTGTCGTAAAACTTTA